TGCAGAAGGTGAGAGACAAAAGTTTCCTTACAAGTATATGGCAGGCGCTAAAGCAATGACAATGCATGTTAACAATGGCGGAACATTTGAAGATGTAAAAGGAACTACAATCTTAGAAATGTGCGGAGAAATTTCAGAATTGAACCAATTTGTTCGACATGTAACAAAAAACAAGCTGGTAAACGAAGGAAATGTAAATGTAGTTGAAACAGTTAGAGCAAGATTATCAGAATTAAAGCAAACAGTACGTGGATTACAAACAATACGTGGCTATAATTCTCTTGAAGTAAATGAATTACAAGAAACAGAAGAAAAAGTTGAAAAAGGTGTTGACATTGCAAGTAGATTTGTGTATGATACATTTGAGACAGTTAACATGGATACAGTCCTGTCAACAGTTTCACGTATTGTAACAGAAAGAGAAAATATGGACCAGTTCAACAAAGAAACGCTTGCTAACCTATATTCAATGATTAAAGACAATCAAGACTTTAGTTTAAGTCTTGATGTAAACGACCCAGAAAATCCAAATAACGAAGACCCTGTAAAATACAGTGGCAGTGATGGTCCAATGGCAAAAGTAAGCGCAATGTTATCTTATCTAGCAAAGACAACTAAAAATGATGATGCGTCAAATATCTTTGGTCGTTTAAGTACTGCAATTTATGAGATGGATAAACCAACAGTAAAACTTGTGGTTAAAGTATTAAATCATATTCTTAAAACAGCATACAAGGACGAAATAAAACAAGTTGAATCATCAGAAGTAATTGCTGAAATAGCAATTTCTGATATTCGTAAGAAAATTGCATAAATAAAAATGCAAGAAAGTGCTTGACAGTAAGCACTAAAAACAATATACTGTATAGGCAAACAAAGGCAAAGCGGTAAATATATCGCATTTTACAAAGTGAAGCACAATGCTTCGCTACTAACACAGGCTATTAGGAGAAACTAACAATGGCAACACTAGCAGAAATCCGTGCGAAACTCGCACAACAAGAAACAAAAACAGGTGGCGGCTCAGCCCCACAAAGTGACAATGCAATATTTGCTCACTGGAACATCGCAGAAGGTACAAGTGCAACACTTCGTTTCCTTCCAGATGCAGATGAAGAAAATACATTCTTTTGGAAAGAGCGTCAAATGATGCGTTTGTCTTTCCCAGGTGTCAAAGGACACGACGAAAACAAATCAGTTACACTTCAAGTACCATGCGTTGAAATGTGGGGAGACAATTGCCCAGTACATGCAGAAATTCGTCCATGGTTTAAAGATGCATCTATGGAAGATATGGCACGTAAGTATTGGAAAAAACGTTCATACATTTTCCAAGGATTTGTAGCACAAAGCGAAATGCAGGAAGATAATGTTCCTACAAACCCAATTCGTCGTTTCGTTATCTCACCACAAATTTACAAAATTATTAGTTCAGCACTTATGGATCCTGATTTTGCAGAAATTCCAACAGATTATGAAGGTGGTACAGACTTTAAGATTGTGAAATCTACAAAAGGTCAATATGCTGACTATTCAACATCTAATTGGGCTCGTAGAGAACGCAGCTTGGATCAAACTGAACGTGATGCAATTGCAGCAAACGGACTGTTTAATTTAAATGACTTCTTACCTAAGAAGCCAGATGCTGAAGCATTGAATGCTATCTTTGAAATGTTTGAAGCAAGTGTTGACGGACAGCTTTATGACCCAGAACGATTTGCAACATTTTATCGTCCATATGGTATTGATGCACCATCAAATACTGGAAACTCAGTACCTGCACCATCAGCTATTAATCCAGCACCAGCTACTCCTGCTCCAGTGGCAGCTCCAGCTACTCCTGCTCCAGTGGCAGAAACAGCTCCAGCGGCAGCTCCAGCAGCAGCTCCAGAGGCAGTAGCGGCTCCAACAGCAACAGATGAAGCACAACCAAGTGCTAATGATATTCTTGCAATGATCCGTCAACGCAAAGACGCTTAACATAGCTTTTAATGGAGACGGCAAGAGTCGTCTCCTAACTTTTAATTTTGGAGATATATATGTCAACTAAACCATTTGATATAAGCAAATTCCGCAAAAGTATTACTAAAGCGGTACCCGGACTAAGTGTCGGGTTTAATGATCCAGATACGTGGATCTCAACAGGCAATTACACACTAAACAAATTAATCAGCGGAGACTTTACTAAAGGTATTCCACTTGGCAAAGTAACAGTACTTGCCGGTGAAAGTGGCGCAGGTAAAAGTTATATTGCCGCAGGTAACATTGTTAAAGCAGCACAAGAACAAGGCATTTTTGTAGTACTAATTGACTCTGAGAATGCACTTGATGCAAGTTGGCTACATGCACTAGATGTAGACACAGATGAAAGCAAGCTACTAAAACTTAATATGTCAATGATTGATGACGTTGCTCGTACTGTAAGTGACTTCATGAAAGACTATAAATCAGAATATGCCGACAAGGAAAAAGAAGAACGTCCTAAGGTATTATTTGTAGTAGATTCTTTGGGTATGTTACTAACACCAACAGACGTTAAGCAGTTTGAATCTGGTGACATGAAAGGTGATTTAGGTCGTAAGCCTAAAGCTTTAACTGCATTGGTAAGAAACACAGTAAACATGTTTGGTGAATTTAATGTTGGTATGTTGTGTACAAATCACACATATGCATCACAAGATATGTTTGATCCAGATGATAAGATCTCAGGTGGCCAAGGCTTCATCTATGCATCAAGTATTGTTATTGCAATGCGTAAACTTAAACTAAAAGTAGATGCTGATGGAAATAAAACATCACAAGTACATGGCATTCGTGCAGCATGTAAAGTAATGAAATCTCGTTATGCTAAACCGTTTGAAAGTGTACAAGTAGAAATTCCATACGAAACTGGTATGAGTCCATATAGTGGCCTTGTAGAGTTTTTGGAAGCAAAAGATTTACTCAAGAAGAGTGGTAATAGCTTAGAATATATTAGCCCTGTAACAGGCGAAGTAATTAAGATGTTCCGCAAACCTTGGAATGCTAATAAAGATGGCTACTTAGATCTTGTCATGGCAGAATACGATGAAGAGCTTGTAGAAGCTATTATAGACGAAGATGTGGATACAGACGAGATTGTAGCGACAACAGAAAGGGTATCAGATAATGGTGCTTAACGATAGTGATTTTGAATTTGTTTTTGCAATGTATGATAGTGCAATTAGATTGCTATCAGATAAAGACAAGCCAGCAATGGCACAAGAAACAATTCGTCATATGATTGAGTCTGGAGTAGATATTCGACTATCAGCACCTGAAATATCTGATCATTGTGAAATGCTTGAAGATGCAATTACTGAGTATTTGGAAGGCGAAGAAGAAGATGGATATGAATCTGAATTTGAATATGAAGATGAGGAATATGATTACTAATGAGTGTATGGTATCGTAAAGTATCTAGTAACTTAGGAGAAATAGTTAACGCTGTTTCTCACTTTGAACGGGAAATTGATAGTGCTAGATTTGAATGTAGCATGAAAGGTGTACTTGAGAAACAAAGTCGAGATATGCCTGGTATTGTTGAACATCGCTTTAATCAACTACAGGAAGTTGAGGCAATTCTTGAACATTTGAATACTGAAATGCGTAGATTACGTAGTAAGACCTTCCGTAAGTTTTTAGAAAACTATAATAAAGCACTTAGTTCTCGTGATGCAGATAAATTTGTTGACGGTGAAGACGAAGTAGTAAATTTACAATACCTAATTAATGAGTTTAGCTTAGTAAGAAATAAATTTATTGGTATAATTAAAGCACTTGAAGCAAAGCAATTTCAGATTAACAATGTAGTTAAATTACGTGCTGCAGGGTTAGAAGATATCACATTATAAGTAAAAAATGTTAAACCATTGAAAGCGAACGATTTATTTGTTCGCTTTTTTCTTGACTATTGTATTTTTATCTGCTAGAAATACATAAGTTAGATAAAAGGATATTAGTTATGGTTACAAATTATACTGCTCTCGACGCTGTTGCATTTTCAATTGAAGTGTACAATAGACAGGGATTTATAAAAAGTGGTGGTGGCTATTCTAAACAAGTTATTAGTAAAGATGGCAATAATATTATTGAAGAAGTTGAAGATAACAAGACAGTTATTAATAATATGATGAATGCAAATTCTCAACCTAATAGCGATCATTTAAAGCAAGCCCAAATCTTAATAGACAAGATTAATGGAAAATTAATGTTAAAGAAGATGACTAATACTTTAAGCAGTTTTGAAGATAACATGATTAAAGTACTAAATGAAGATCTTAGTAAGTTTGCAGTTTCAATAATAGCAAGTATGCCACACAGTATGGTGATTGACAAAAAACGTCAAGAGTTGGCTGAACGACTTGCAACAATCAAGCATCACAGTAATTTTTACGGACGCATAGGCACTCGTTATGAAATGGAAGCTGAAGTAATTGATACTAAATTTATACAAAAGGCATCAATTTATATGATTACTACTTTAGTAAAAACAGACCTAGTTAAATTTTGGTGGAAGGACCAGCCTGACATTAGTGATATTATTGATGGAAAAACAATTTCTATTCGAGGTACAGTTAAAAGTCACGGTATTAACAGATTTAATGATGCTAAAGAAACTATGCTTAATAGGGTAAAAATTGCTTTGACTAAATAATAGTATGGCAAAATTTAATAAACTTGAAAAAATAGAATTAGAGCTCACTGGAGATTGCAACGCAGCGTGTCCATTATGTTCTAGAACGCAAGCTAATATTCCACTACGTGGAAATGGAAATCATACATTAGACGATATTAAGCATGCATTCACTGATATGTTGCCATTCCCAGAAGAGTTTGAAGTAGCACTATATGGTGCAAGTGGCGATCCTATATTAAATCCAGAGTGTTATGAGATTGTTAAGTGGTTTGTGGACAATGGTGCAGATATCGTTATTTTAAGTACAAATGGTGGATACCAAACTGTTGAATGGTGGGAAAAGATGGCAGCTCTCACCAACACTAGAGTAAAATGGGCAGTAGACGGCGGACCTGAAACAAATCATATATATCGAGTAAATGTAGTATGGAATACTGTAATGCGCAATATGGAAGCATTCATGAACGCAGGTGGTAAAGGATCATGGGTTTTTATTCCTTTTGACCATAACATGGATGACTTTGATTTTGCTAGGTCTACCGCAGACAGATTGGGTATGAATTTTGAATCTAAAACTAGTGGAAGAAATGCTTTACATAAAGGTTCGCAAGTTAAAAAGTCAAAATCTAAAAAAGATACAACTACAGTTAAATTGCAAGAAGTAGAAGATAAAGAATACAATCATGAAGATTTGTCAGAGCTTAGAGAAATACGCCGTCAACAAGATAGAAGAATTGAAGGCAAAAAATTTAATAACGAAGTATTAATAAAAGCCGCCACAACAGTAAAATGTAAAGCAATCGATAATCAAGAAGTTTATGTAAGTAATAAATTTGAACTATACCCATGTTGTCACTTACATGATGATATTGATTTTACTCGTGTATATGACTTTGGAAAAGATATGCCCAAAGGATGGAATGATATGAGAAAACATTCTATTAATGATATAATGAAATCTGCTCCATTTTCTGAACTAGAAGATAGATGGAATCCTGATCACAAATTACACGTTCCTAGATGTGTGTCAACATGTGGAAGTAATGCAGCATATACTCCAAATACAAAATTATTAGATAAAAAATCGTAAGCTATTGATTTCATTGAAAATATGAATTCACTATTTGCTTGACATGTGGTATTAATTAATGTAATGTGTACAAGTAAGTTAAAAATGTTTAGGAGAATATCAATGGCTACTTCAATGCAACTTAAAAAGACTCGTGCTAAAAAAGCTACTAAAATTTTAGAAGTAGTAAAGTCTGTATCTGAAAATCCAAATGAAACAGATGCAGAAATTGTAGAACGTATGCGTGAGCGGTTTTCAATCTTAGATGATATGACACAAGCCTCAATTGATGGTGTTGTTCGTGGTATGGTTGTAACAGGTCCTCCAGGCGTAGGTAAAAGCTTTGGTGTAGAAGCAGTGTTAGAAAAAAATAGCCTGTTCGATGTAATGGCAGGAAATAAATTACGTTTTGATGTTATCAAAGGCGCCAGCTCTGCAATTGGTCTTTATAAAGTATTATACCAGAATGCAGATAAGAATAACGTACTAGTACTAGATGACTGTGATACAGTATTGTATGACGAGACATCACTTAACTTACTTAAAGCTGCACTAGACTCTAGCAAGAAGCGTAAAATTAGTTGGAATACAGATAGTGCATTGCTAAGACGTGAAGGTATTCCAGATACCTTTGAATTTAGAGGTAGTGTTATTTTTATTACCAACTTAAAGTTTGATAATGTGCGTGGTAAGATTAAGGATCATTTAGATGCTATTATGTCACGCTGTCACTATTTAGATCTTACTATGGATACAATGCGAGAAAAAGTTCTACGTTGTAAACAAATTGTTGCAGATGGTATGCTTAATGAATATCAGTTTACACAAGAAGAGCAAGATGACTTAATGGACTTCATGTTTGATAACAAAGAAAAGATGCGTGAAATTAGTTTACGTATGGTTACCAAACTTGCAGATCTAAAACAATCAATGGGTACTAAGTGGAAACGTACTGCTGAAGTAACATGTATGCGAAGGGTTTAAAAATTGGAATTTTTAATTAAAGCAATCATTGGCGGCATTATTGTCGCCAGTGTTGTTAGCGCAGCGCAGCGAGGCAATCCTACAATAGGTGCACTTATACTGGGTATACCATTAGGTACTATTATTAGTTTAGTGTTTATGCATTATGGAGGCGGTATTGAGCCTGCAACATTTGCAAAACTAGCCAAAGAGACTGTTTATTTTGTAGTTATTAGTTTAGTATTTTTTCCTATATTTTCATATATGATTATACACTATAACTTTTGGATAACAATATCTACAGCTATTGGTGTAACTCTAGTTTGTCTATATGTTCTATTATTATATCTTAAGAGTTGATAATCCCGCCACCTATTGTTTCTAAATTGTTTTCACGATCTAGATACTTGTGTTCTACTTTAACAGGATCCCATACTTTGATATGG